GCACGGGCGGTTGTCAATATATCCGCAGCACTATTTTTAGGCTTACCGCCAGCAGCTACGTTAGCCGCCGCAACAATACCAGTAGGATCATTCATTCCAAAACCCCTAAAATGTGAGGCTCACGCATAATGACATAATCTTTGCCATCCTGCTTAAATTCTTGCCCTACATCGAAGTATACATGGTCACCAACTTTGATGTCTAGGCATTTTGGGCCAATCGAAATTGCAATCCCAGTGCCCAACTTCTCAGTCTGCGGCAACACAAACAAAGGATGCTTGTCCACATCGCGCTCAATGATGATGCAGTCTTGCAATGCTTTCATTTCTTTTTCTTTTCGGCTTCGCGCTTGACTGAGTAAGCAATTGCGACTGCCTGCTTGACTGGTTTGCCTGCTTGCACTTCAGCTTTGACGTTCTTGCGGAAGGCTTCGGGTGATTTTGATTTGACGAGTGGCATGTTATTTCTTCTTTGCAGTTTTGGCTGAGTCTTTAAAATCCTTGGCTGTCGGCGCGCCTTTGGCACCTGGCTGGCGCATTTTTTCTTTGCTGCCAGCGGCTATACGAGCCTGTTTTGCGTGAATATTTGCATAAAGTCCGGGCTTTTTCATACTAACATTTCCATCGTTTAAGGGCCGCTTTAGCGCGTTCGCCATCCTTGGCGTTGGCCGCTACTGCGCCCATCCTTGCACAAAATGAATCCTTGCGACCCTGATCTGCCTTGGTCTTAGGGTTAGGCGCTGGCGCTTTGAGGTTAGAGCCAGTCTCGCGGTTGTATTTCTCGCGCCCTTTGGCCGTAAGCCCTGCACCTTTGCTGACCGGCAACTTTTCACCACGCCCAACGCTTAAGGATACTGATTTTTTTGTCATGAACCCATCCAAGAAGTTGCAACCACGCCTCGATCACTGTACATGCGGCGCTGCGTGGATTCACGCGCCTCACGGTGGGCCACGGCAAAGGCAAAAGTCACGCAGATCGCGTCAGCCGCGTCAGGTGAGGCCAATCCGCGTGCCTTCATGTCCTTTTTTGACTCCAAGAAAATAGTACCCTTGGAGTCGGGCTTCATCATAGGTGAAATTAAATCAGTTTTCAAAAACCTGTCAAGCGGGATTGAAGCAGTTTTCAACCAATCCTTCATTTTGCCCCACATTTCAGCCCTTTTGTTGCCATACATGATCGGATTTGTCGATTTATTGCCAAAGTTGACACCTTTAACTTTGTACCTTTGCTCTTTCAAACGATCAACAATACCCGCGCCCAAGCCGCCTTCGTCGATCACGACTAAAGTCGGGCGGTATTGTTCAATCGCTTCGATTACATGACCAACCACGGTCATGGTGTCATCGCCCCGATGGCGCTGGATTGATATGATGTCCCGCCCTTGCCGCACTGCAATGACCGTTGCGTCTGCACCAAAGCGTGCAGGGTCTACGCCGATCACTATTGGTGCTGATTGGTCTTGGTACTTAGGCCGCTTCATGGCGTCGTCTACCAAACTGACCGATATGAACTGATCGTCGCCTTCAGATGGAAACTGACCGTAGACCTCAACGTGCGCCTGTGATGAGTCTGGCCCATACTCGTCAATAATCTGCTGATAGACCTGTTTGTCCGTGCCTTCAACCGTGCGGGCGTCCACCACCTTGGTCGTCCAAAACTCGCGTTTGCTGTTAAACGCCTCGTAGAAATACCCCGTATTGCGGCGCGGATTGCTAAAAGCCATCCAGAACCTGTTGGGCGTGTTTTCTGTAAAGAATCCGCTTGTCACTGCCCAGATGCTGTCGTCAATACCAGACGCCTCGTCAAACACGACTAGCACACCATCAAAGTTGTGTACGCCAGCGTACGCGTCGGGATTCTCCGCTGACCAAAGCCTGCCTTCCACACCCCAGTAACGCGTGCCCTTCTTGAGATCACGCTCGACCAGTTCCGTGAGCCACTTGGCGGGCATGACCCGCGTAGCTGAGACTTCAAACCAATGGCTGTTAATAGCAGTTGCCAGCCACTTGGTAATCTCGGCCCATGTGACTGAGCGCAGTTGCGACTCACTGTTGGCTGAGATGATGGTTGTCGAGCCTATTCTGGTCGTTAGCATCCAGATGGTGATCCAACTGACTAGCGCCGATTTGCCAATACCACGGCCCGATGACACGGCATGTCTAAGGGTATTGAAATCTAGCTTGCCCTGATTGTTTTTAATGTGGTCGGCTATTTGGGTGAGGACCTCGCGCTGCCATTTGCGCGGGCCTTTGAAATGTTCCAGCGGTGTGCCAGGCTGACCCCAAGGAAAGGCAAACATCACAAACGCCAGTGGGTTGTCCTTGATCGCTGGCGCCCACAGACGGGACATCAGTTCCTGTTCGTCTTCAGCGCTGTATATGGTCGATTGCATGGACTTGGGCTTCTATGATGTTGGCGTCTTCTACAGTTAGCGCTCTCTTGGTCGCTTCGGCCAGCGCGCCTGTGATGGATATGCGCTGATCCACTTCGACAGATATGGCTTGCTTGGCCACCCAGCCGTGCTGATGTTTGAGGACTTCTAGCGCCATCTTAGCGTCGCCGTCTAACGCGGCAGACCGGAGGATGTTGGCCATCTCAATCTCACCGTCGGCTTTGCCTTTTTGCGCAGCCATTTCAACGACGGGGTCAAGTTGCGTGAGTTGCCGGTATTCGGTAGGGAGCATGCCAGCGGCCAGCGCTAAGGTGTCGCCTTTGAGGCCAAGTTTGGCAGCGTCGTACACCGCCTTCAAGCGCGACTCTGTCGCTTGCACTTTGCGCGGTGTAAATGGAATCGAATGGAACATGTGTTCTCCTGCGCGTTTGCGAGTGCTTTTATTCTACAAGAAAAAAAATTTTGTAGCTAAAAAAAAATTGTTCACGATCCGTACGTTTCCGCTGGCCCTTTGCCGTCGGCCCTACCCCCTCCCCCTTGGCCTCCTGGTCATTTTGGCTGGTGGGTCATGTGGCCGCGTGGCCGTGGGTCATGTGGACAATGTGGACAACTGGCTCCAAGTCGCATGGTCTTTTTAGTTTGTGGACAATGTGGACAATGTGTTTTTATGTTGTCCACATTGTCCACAAGTTATGCACAGGCTGTGGATAACAAACCCCTTGGGGTATCAGTTATGCACATGTTTTGGTCTTATATAAGACTTCAAATTGTGGACAACCAGCACTTGCACTGTGGACAACTTTGGCCGAGGGGTTAGTGTGCAAAACGTAAAAAACGGCTTAAACGTCGTTTAAACGCGTCCCAGTTTGTGGACAATGTGGACAATGTGGACGCCCGTTTTAAATTGGTGGCGGACGAGGCGTCAACTTGCGTTGACACACCATATAGGTATTAACCCTTATATAAATATCTTTAACTTTAGTTGCTAGAAAATGATTGTCCACATTGTCCACAATCTCCCAGACACCGCGCCTTTGCTACGTTTGCGCGTGGGTCAAAATCCAATCTATACGGTGTCCACCTGTTGTCCATCTGTTGTCCACAAACAAACTTTTTTTCAACTGCGCGGTTTATTGCAAAGAAATCCTTTACAATAATTCATCGACACAAAAACAGTCGATAAAACCTAACCTAAGGAAACATTATGCAAACAGCACTTATTAAGGACTTGCCAAAGGGCGAATTTTTCAAGCGCAAACCAGATGCAAACAAGGTTTATCAGCGCGAAGACTACAACCGCGCGGCTAAGAAATACGACTGCGCGGACATGCTCGACGTGTGGGGCAACGGCCTCCAGTTGAAGGGCACGACTGTGGTTTATATCGGTTTTGACTATTAAAGGGGCACATTATGAAATATACAAAAGCTGTCGATGTCTGGGCACTGTCCCAGGAACAACGCAAACAACTGCAAGTCGGTCAGTGGGTCTTGGCAGGATCAGGGGGCGCCAAGGGTCAGTGGCTGGGTCAAAAGGCGTCAGGGTCTGACGTGGCCGCGTGGCACCACCACGGGATTAAAGGATGGCGCGCTAAGGTGTCCACCCTGCGCGCATACGCTAAAAACTGGAGCTAAACCATGTCCTACAACTTCACATTAAAACTTCACCCTTGGGGCGAAAGCCCCGAGCGCGGCAACGTTGAGATTGACGAAGGCGCCATGTATGGCGCTTGGGAATACAAAGACGGCACCGAAGGCGGCGGCCTGTGGTTTGAGCGCTTAGACGATGGCCGCCTTGACCTGGTCGACTACGACGGCGCGTTTGCGTTGCCCAAGGCGGTCGTTGACGCCCTGCGCTTGGCCGATTTCAGCGTTGAGGAGATTTTTGAATGAAACATACTTTTTACGACGTCCTAACGGCAGTGGCCGTGGGTTTGCTATTGGCTTTGGGCGCCCTTGCCTATTTCGACATTCTTTGGAGTTAAACATGACAGACACTAAATACAACGGTTGGACAAATTACGCCACATGGCGCGTCAACTTGGAAATTTTCGACGGCTTCGACCCGTTCGACTATTTCTCAGACGATCAAGCCAACATGATGGACTGGCTCGCGGATTACCTCAAAGAGTACGCCGAGGAGATTATTGAGCAGACAAGTTCTGAGGGTTTAGCGCGCGATTACGCCTTGGCGTTTTTGCAAGAAGTTAACTGGCGCGAAATTGCTGAACACATGTTTTTTGATTACGCCGACGACGAAGACGTGGCCGCGTATAAGGAGGCAACAGCATGAGCACACATTACGACCGCACAAAAATAACCTTCCACAGGGGCAATGCCTTCACGCCCGAAGGCATCGAGGCCGAGCCGTTCGCTACGCTCACAGTCAACGATCTAATTGAGCGCGACCTGATAGACGCTATTTGTGGCCTCATACGCGACCATGTGAACAAGACGCACATGGATTTTTGCAACATTAAATTAACGACTGAAGACTGGGACGTATAAAATGATCACTTTTGAACACCACGGCATAACCGTAAAATGCAAGCCTGAGCGCGCCGCCGATTACCGGCGCCTGATGGACAAGCCGCCAAAGCCCCGCCCCGTGGCTGAGAAGCGCGACTATCCGAAGTGGAATCCTACGATGTCAACCGGCGATTATCTGCGCGCCTACATCAAACTGAACGACCGCCGCCGCATGCTTGAGTGTGGCCACACATGCGCCAACTATGACCAGGCGCCGGTTATGTATGACAGCGCAGCGCCCGAGGTTTTGGAGGAGATCGACCCCGATTATGTGCCCACGGCTAAGGCGCGCAAGATCACGCCCAAACAGGCCATTGTGCAAGCCCTTGACGCGCTCAAGCTGGGTGACATCGACACGGCGCAGTGCATCTTGACGGAGGCGCTTAAATGACTCACCCAGTTATCGCCGAGGCGCTTGCACCATTCCGGCCACTCACCTACACCGAGCACTACTATATTGAACTAGGTTACAAGCACGAACAAGGCAAAGCCGACGACCACGAATACAAACGCGCCTATGGCGAAGGCCAAGAGGCTCGCCGCTTGCTCAACAGAGGGGCGATGGAGGCGCTCCAAAGGCGGTATTGATGGTTTTATTTTTTGCGCTTATACTGGCCGCGTTGATTGCCATCCTTCTTGATCTATAGAAGTTCAAAGCCCCTAGAAATAGGGGCTTTTTTTTTTACTTCACAAGTCTGACAGACAACGGCGGCGGTATATCTTCGACAAGGCGGCGCAGTTCTGACTTGGACACGTCCCGCATCTCAGGCGCGCAGAATATGTGCTTTTTAGAGTCAAACTCCCGCGACTTAAGGCGCCCACAGTCAACCCAACCGGCCTCTTTGAGCGCGTGCAGTAGCGCAGGCTGAGGCACCTTCACGCCAGACGGCGCGGCGCCCGCCAAGCGGTCACAAAGCGCATGGAAGGGGGACGCCACCACACCCTTGGAAAACTCGCCTAGACGATTGCGCATAAGCTCGACAAGGTACGACTCGGCCATGCTCATGCCATGCTCGACAAGGTTTAATTTGAATTCGGTCATCATGGGCGCCGCACCAGGATTAAAAGCGGCCACGTCACGGGACGCGAGCCACCCACCGATAGACGCAAACCCGCCCGACTTGTACCATTTCCACATTTTCTCGGCCGCAGAGGGTGACATGCGCGGGGCGTGCGACCATACGCAAAACCACCGGCGGTCTTGGGAGTCCAAACTAATCGGCACTGGGTCGTTAGAAAACGCCAGCACGAACACGCGGTTAGCCATTTGGTACGGGTGCAGGCCCTTGCGATTGACTGTCAACATTTCAGGCGGCGCAGCAATGATAGGTTTTAACTTATTGGCCAGCGCGCGGCGTTCTTTAGCGTCGGGTTCTTTAAGTTCATTCAATATCAAAATTTCAGATTCAAGGGCGTAGCCAAACTGCGACGACATGGTGTCATTGTCCAATAAGCCGCGATTCTTTAAATGCTCACCACAGACTGCCCAGATGAACGGTGCCCACATGGTGTCTTTGCCTGACCCCTGGTCGCCGCCGTGCAGGACGGCGTGGTTGATCTTGACTTCAGGGTGTTGCACCTTGAAGGCCATCACGTTAAAAATATGGTTAAGTTCGTCAGGGTCAGGAATTAGGGTTTTGCAGTGTTCAAGCCACGGGGTCACGTCACCCGACCCAACAGATGGGCGC